ACAGCTACATACTGTAGTTGACATAACCCGAGACAGGAGATACATATGGGTACTACAACTTTCAACGGTCCAGTCCGTTCAGAAAGTACGCTGAAGACTATCAGCAAAAACGCAACAACCGGCACAATCACAGAAGTCGTAACACTAGGTGATGGGCCAGTAAGTCTTTCTGACGGTAACGTAACTCTTACTAACGCAACTCATAGTGGGCGAGTCCTCCTTGTTCCAGACGGTGGCCAAGATAATACTTATACGCTTCCGGCTCCTATTGCTGGATCTATGTTTAAGTTTGTTTACGCTGGTGGCGCTGCTGATGCTACGGACGCGCTTATTGTTACTCCTGGTAACAGTAATTTTTATATTGGTGGTGTTACTTTCTTAGATACAGACGGCAACGAAGTTAGTTCTGTGTTTTCTAATGGAAGTTCAAATAGCAGCATACAGTTGAACGTGCCTGCTGGGTTTGAGGTAACTATTGTCGGTCTAAATACAACCAACTATCAGATCTTTGGGAATGTAACAAGCACTACTGCGCCTGCTTTTGCTGACCAATAATAGGAGACGGTTATGGCTGATGCAGTCACATCAACAACTATTTCTGATGGCACTCATAAAGCAGTCATACAGCTAACAAACCTTAGTGACGGCACTGGTGAAAGTGCCGTCAACAAAGTGGACGTTAGCGCATTAGCTGCTAGAGAGGACGGCACCGCATGTAGCGGCGTAGTTATCGAAAAAGTCAGTCACTCGATTATCGGGTTTACGCAAGTACAGCTTCTATTCGATGCGACTACGAATACGATAGCGTTAGGACTGGCTCAAGACAGTAATGGTCATATGGATTTTAGTGAGTTCGGTGGTCTTAAAAATACTGCCGGCAGCGGTAAAACTGGTGACATTTTGCTAACTACGATAGGCGCGTCTTCGAATGATAGCTATGTAATTGTCTTAGAACTTATCAAGAACTATGGCTAATGGCTACATCAGGCACTCGCACTTTTAGTTTAAATGCTGCTGATGCAATAGAAGAGGCGTATGAACTAGCAGGATTAGAATATCGTACAGGTTACGATGGCGTCACTGCGCGTCGTTCTATGAATATTATGTTTGCCGACTGGTCGAACAGAGGTATTCAAATATGGGAAGTAGAACAAGTATCGTTAGATTTAGTTGAGGGTCAAACAACCTACGATTTAAATCAATTCGATATAGATATTTTAGATGCTGTAATTCGTCGTACTGTTAATAGTATTCAGACAGACTTTCAACTAGATCGTATAGATCGTGGTGAATATTTAGATATACCGAATAAACTCACGAAAGCTCGAGTAACTCAGTATTATTTAGAACGCACTATTACGCCGAAGCTATATGTTTGGCCTGCCCCCGAAAACTCTACAGATAAGTTCGTATCGTATCGTTGGAAACGTATACAAGATATCACAGCAGCAGTCAATGACGTAGACCTCCCAAGTCGCTTTTTACCGTGTCTTACTTCTGGTTTAGCTTTTTACTTAGCTATGAAGAAAAATCCAGAAAAGGCTGCAATGTTACAACCTCTTTATGAGATGAACTTAGTTAACGCGATACGTTACGATGACGACAGTTCGCTGAGGTTAGTGCCTAAACGGACATATTTGTAATGGCTTTTGCATTAGGTAAATATGCATTCGGCGTTTGTGACCGTTGCGGTTTTCGCGTCAAATATTTAGATATGAAAACAGAATGGACGGGCTTCAAGGTCTGTCCAGAATGTTTCGAGCCTAAACATCCACAACTAGATCCTCCGCACCATGTTTCTGATCCTGAAGCATTACGACAAGCTAGACCAGAAGTAGATCTACCACAAGCTCAATTAGGGTTAGTAAGAACTACAGGGCCGAGCAATACGACCGACTCAGGGCGTAATATAGGGGGCCAACCATTAGGTGTTGTAGACCCTATAGGCACTGATTTTATAGGGGTCTCGGGCACTGGTAGTGTTGGGACTGTAACGGTGACGACAACATGAGTTTTACTTTAAGCACTTTAAAAACAGCTGTCCAAAATTATGTAGAAAGTGCTGAAACGACCTTCGTCGCATCATTAGATACTTTCATAAAAGAGGCAGAGGAAAGAATACTAAAAGCGGTAGAGTTACCTGTATTCCGTAAAAATGTCACAGGCACCGCTACCGCTAGTAATACTTATCTAAGTACCCCTACGGATTTTTTAGCGTCCTATAGCCTCGCTGTAATCTCTAGTAACGTCTATTCGTACTTACTCTATAAACACGTTTCTTTTGTTAGAGATTTCACACCGAATGCTTCAACGACAGGGTTGCCTAAGTATTACGCTTTATTTGACGATAATAGTTTTATTTTAGCGCCCACACCAGATCAAACTTATTCGTTTGAGTTGCATTATAAATATAGACCAGCGTCGTTGACGACGACGAGTGGTACAGATACGACATGGCTTTCCGACAATGCACCAGATGCCCTTTTATACGGAACGCTAGTAGAAGCTGCTAACTTTTTAAAAAATCCTCAAGAGATGGCAATATACGAACAGAGATTTATACAAGCAGTCAATGGTCTTAAAAATCTAGGCCAAGGGTATGGCTCCCGTGACGAATATCGTTACGATATTAATAGAGGATAAATATGGAAGCTCCGAAGCTGGAGGTTGGTAACTTTTTAGTAACTGCTACAGAACAAAAAGGACATTCTCCTGACTTTTGGGCAAAATCAGCGTCTGATAGAATTATCAGCGTAGGTAATAAATCACACCCTTTAATAGCACAACAAGCGGAAGCATTTAAAGAAAGTGTAGAGCAGATAGTCCTTTTTTATTTAAAAGAGGCTATTAAAAGTGATAGAACAACTTTAATCGCAGAATTAGAAAAACAGGGTCAACAAGAGATGGCCGACATACTTAGGAGATTATAATGGCTATTACTACGGCAATGTGTACGAGTTTTAAAAAAGAACTTTTAGAAGCTGTACATAATTTCAAAAACTCTGGCGGCAGCACATTTAATCTTGCTCTGTACACAAGTTCTGCTTCCTTAGACGCGAGCACCTCTGCATATACAACGTCTAATGAAGTATCTGGCACAGGGTATACCGCTAAAGGTGCTTCTTTAACGAGAGTAGACCCGAGCACTTCTGGTACTACTGCTTTGACAGATTTTTCCGACTTGACCTTTTCATCTAGCAGTATTACTGCCAGAGGCGCACTAATATTTAATGATAGTGCTTCCGGCGATCCTTCTGTTTGCGCATTAGACTTTGGTGCAGATAAAACGTCTACGTCAGGAGATTTTACAATACAGTTCCCTACTGCTGACGCAAGTAATGCGATTATTCGTATCGCCTAAATGTCTAACCTTACCGGCTGGGGCAGAGGTGCGTGGGGCGATGGCGGCTGGGGTCAACCTAGTCCTGTCCCAGTTACAGGTGTTTCTGGTACGGGTGCGGTTGGGACGGTCACAGTCGCAGCCAGTGCAGTTGCTGCTGTCACAGGCGTTTCTAGCACAGGGTCAATCGGGTCGGTTACGGTCGTCCAAGGGACAGGTGTTACCGCGACTCCTACAGGGGTGGCAGGCACTGGATCTATCGGAACGGTTACTGTTACCGGCGATGCGAGTGCTTCTGTTACTGGGATTGCTGGGACTGGAGCGATTGGTTCAGTTACGGTCGTTGCAGCAGCGACTACTTCTGTCACTGGAGTACAAGGTAGCGGAAGTGTCGGAGACGTTTCAGTTACAGGAGCGGCTGTCGTTATACCGACAGGTGTTAGCGCAACTGGGGCTATCACTCCTGTCAACGTGTGGGGACTGGTGGACGATAGTCAAACGCCTAGTTGGGCAGCTGTATCGGATAGTCAAAGTATTACTTGGTCGACTGTGTCAGACAGTCAGACCCCAGATTGGGAAGAGGTAGCTTAAATGGCAACATATGTTAATGATCTACGTTTAAAAGAGATCGCTACAGGTGATGAATCAGGAACGTGGGGAACGAGTACGAACACCAACTTAGAGTTGATAGGAGAGGCTTTCTCGTTTGGGACGGAAGCTATTTCTACTAATGCTGATACTCATACTACCACCATCGCTGATGGCGCTACTGATCCTGGCCGCAGTATCTTCCTCCAATATACTGGCGCTCTTGATAGCGACTGCACCGTCACTATAGGGCCGAACACCGTTTCGAAACTGTGGTTTATAGAAAATGCAACGACAGATTCAGGTTCATCTGGCCCGTATAATATCATTATAAAGCAAGGTTCTGGTGCTACGGTTACGATCCGCAACGGTCAAGTTAAAGCTATTTATTCTGATGGCGCTGGCTCTGGCGGTAAGATGGTTGATGCGTTTACTGATCTAAACGTGAAAAACCTTATAACTGAGCAAGCGGGTAATACCACTGGTCTTCAGCTTATTTCTACAGACGCAGATGCAGCGGTTGGCCCACGTTTAGATTTAACAAGGTTAAGTGCAAGTCCTGCAGATAATGACGCAGCTGGTCAGATTCGTTTTATGGCGAACAATGATGCTGGAACAGAAACTAGCTTTGGCTTTATTCGGATGTTACTTTCTGACGTTTCAGATACTTCAGAGGACGGTCTGTTAGAAATAGATACTAGAGTCGCTGGAACGAATAGAAGTCGAATCGAAATCTCTTCAACAGAGACTGTATTTAACCAAGATAGTGTTGATCTAGATTTTCGTGTTGAAAGTAACGGAGTGACAGATGCTCTAAAAGTTGATGCTGGAAACAATCAAGTAATAATAGGTTCAGGGGCAGATTTACTTACCGCATCGGCAGGTAGTGATAATATCGCAATAGGAGAAAATGCAGGTAACAGCATTACCTCTGGAGGTAATGATAATGTCTCTATAGGTACAAATGCAGGTACAGCATTAACGACAGCTGATGCGAATGTAGCCATTGGTAGAGCAGCACTAATGACGGAGGATGAGCACGGGGGCAATGTTGCGGTTGGTTATCAAGCACTTCAAACACAAAATGCTGGTGCGACAGTTTATAACGTCGCTGTTGGATACCAAGCAGGAAAAGATACAACAACAGCACAAAATAATGTAGCTGTAGGTGGTTTCGCTCTCACAAACGCTACGACTGGCGGCAATAATGTAATTGTAGGTCATCAAGCAGGAGATGCTATAACAGAGGGTAATACTAATGTAGGGGTAGGCTCTGCTGCATTAGGTCAAAATACTATTGGTGATAGAAATGTCGCGGTTGGTTATCAAGCGTTAAAAGCAATGAATCCAGATTCCGATAGCGATATGTACAATATTGCTGTTGGTTATAATGCTGGATTAAGTGTAACAACAGGAACTAACAACATTTTTATAGGTGGCCTTGCAGGTGATGCAAATACAACCGGCGGGAACAATGTTGCTATAGGTCGTAGTAGTCTTGGTGCAGATACCACTGGTGTTCAGTCTGTTGCGATAGGGCGAGGTACATTACAAGCTCAAAACTTTACTGGCGGCGAAACTACTGGCAATACAGCAGTTGGGTATAACGCAGGTAACGATATTGTTACGGGACAGAACAACACGCTAATCGGTCACAGTGCAGGTGATGCGATAACCACCGCTTCTTTTAATGTAGCAGTCGGCACAGAGGCTCTGACCACAAACACGCTCGGTGGAAGGAATGTAGCGATTGGTAGACAAGCGTTGAACGCTATGAATGTTACGAGTGCTACAGATACGTTTAATGTGGCAGTTGGAGATCAAGCAGGTATTTCACTCACCTCGGGAATACAGAACACCCTGATCGGTGGCCTTGCTGGTGATTTTCTTTCAGACGCTGACGAAAATGTTGCGGTGGGTTACGGCTCTTTGAGTTCAGACGCATTAGGTAGTGGCTCCGTTGCGATAGGTTTTTTAGCCCTACAGTTTCAAAATTTCGGCACCGCTACTGATACTTTCAACGTTGCGATTGGATACGAGGCGGGTAGACAGATCACTACGGGAGTTCAGAACACCATCATCGGTGGTCGAGCAGGTGACGCTTTAACTGTTGGGAACTCAAATGTGGCGGTAGGAGTCAACGCGCTCACTACTGATACGAAAGGAGACAGAAACGTAGCGATTGGTCATTCGACCCTCCGAGACCAAAACTTCACGTCGACCACCGACGCTTACAACACAGCAGTTGGCTATGACGCAGGTGGCGATATAACGACCGGAAAGCAAAACACGCTCGTCGGTGGAGAAGCAGGGGATACTATTACCACTGGCAATAACAACGTCGCCATTGGGTATCTTGCGTTAACGGCAGAGACGACGGGTCAAAGAAGCGTAGCTATCGGTACTGGTGCCTTAGATGCTCAAAATAATACAAGTGGCGATAACGTATACAATGTAGGAGTCGGGTATAGCGCAGGCGGTGCGATTACCACTGGAACGAATAACACCTGTGTGGGCGGCCTTTGTGCCGACGCTATGACGACGGGATCAAACAACTCTTTTTATGGCAGTGGTACGGCGGGTACGGGCACTGTAACTGGTGATAATAATACCGCCATGGGTGTAAATGCGGGAGGTAATCTCTCTAGCGGCGATAACAATTTGCTTTTAGGACACGATGCAGGAATTACCGGAAGCCCCGGCGGAAACATCAATAGTGAAAATAATGAAATTTGTTTAGGCGATGAAAACATTAGTCAAGCGCATATCCAAGTTTCTTTTGTAGCTGCATCTGACGAGCGTGATAAGACTGATTTTGCAGACTTAGACCTTGGTTTGGACTTCGTCAAAGGTTTAGAACCTGT